GGAACTTATACAGATTTGATTGTTTTAACTTCCGTAAGAAGCACAGGTAATGAAACTAGTATGCAAATTCAATTTAATTCATCAACAACTAATCGCAGCGTCAGATATTTATATGGAGACGGTTCATCAGCAGGTAGTGGAAGCGATACGAATATGTTTGTGGCCTCTGCTGTTGTTCCAAGTACCTATACTTCTAATACTTTTGCCAATGGATATTTATACATTCCGAACTATGCAGGCAGTACGGCCAAGTCATCTATGGCCGATGCGAGTCAAGAAAATAATTCAACTACTGCTTATTCTGCTTTAACGGCAAATCTATGGAACAATACTTCAGCCATAACCAGCATTAAATTTAGTAATGTAGTTGGAACTGGAGTTTTTGCCCAATACAGCACCGCCACACTATACGGAATCAAGAATACAGTCTGATAACTAAGGAGAAATAAATGCACAAACTCGTAGTTGATTGCTCAACAGGCATCACCACAGAGGTAGAACTTACCGCCGAGGAAATCGCACAGCGTGAGGCCGATGCTGCCGCTTATGCCGAACAGAAGGCACAAGAGGAAGCGGAAGCACAAGCCAAAGCAGCAGCAAAAGCAGCAGCCGAATCTAAACTAGCAGCACTTGGACTAACCGCAGAAGAAATCGCAGCACTCACCAAGTAAGGAGTAAGCCTTGGCGCCCTATGGCGATGACATTACAGAGGGCATTCCCTATACGCTCTCGAACCCTGCAGGATCTACTTCGTATCAACCATCAGGCGTTGCCTACGATATGGCTATCAATGGTCTGCCGTTCTTCTTGGCAACCAGCGATGATTCACCCTATCGTCGTGTCACCGCTCAGTACCGCAAGCAACAATATGACCAGACTCGTGAGGCTGGCGAACAGTCGCTAACTGGTTGGTGGTTCAGGTCGCAGTCATCATTTCATCTAGGCCAAGGCATCAAGTACTTTGAGCCAGCTCAGGATGAGTCACTGCGTTTCCAATATACCCAAAGCCAGGGTGTAGATATCTGGACTAAGGGCCAAGTGACCCTGCTTAATACCACAGTAAGGGCTTTGACTAGCGCTAATACACCTATCATTATCGGTGCTAACGATGGTACTAATGACTGTCTAGTAGTGGCAGATGGCATCGAACTCAAGAAGATTACGATGAGTAACGATACTGCTACTGTCTCTACCTATACTCAGGCTGGTACTAAATCTACAATCTTTGACTTAACTACCGACGGAACTAGATATTGGTTTATCAATGGTACCCACGTACACCGAGGCAATATCACTTCAGGTAGTTCTACTGAAATTTACAGCGCTGCTGCTACAACAAACGCCAGAATCAAGTATGTCAAGCAACGTTTAATTGCTGCAGTAAACAAGACTCTTTATGAATTAGATCCCGCTCATACTGGCGGTGGTGCTTTACCTACAACAGTATTTAGTTATGCACATCCACAGAATGATTGGATTTGGACTACCATCTCCGAAGGTCCTAATGCAATCTATGTCGGCGGATACAGTCGCAAGAACTCATCTATCTATAAGATAACCCTAGATTTGACCAATGCTAACTCACTTGGTTTCCCTGAATTAAATATCCCGACGGTAGTAGTTGACCTACCTGAAGGTGAAATCATCAATACCTTTGATACCTACCTTGGAACCTATGCAGTTCTTTGCACCAGCAAGGGTGTACGAGTAGGAGTTCTAGGTTCAGATGGAAGCATCTCATACGGACCGTTGCTATTTGAAGGTGAATGTACCGATGTGGTATTTAGAGACAAGTTTGCCTATGTATCAACAATCCAAGATGGCACATCTGGTTTGGTTCGTATTGACCTTAGCCAACCAGTAGTTCCTAACTCACTGGTCTTTGCTTATGCTTGGGATATCTATGCCTCCGGTGAGACTACAACAAGTAACTCAACTGCATTCCTTGGTTCTACAGATCGTGTAGCTTTCTGCGTTCCAGGAGATGGTGTATGGATTGAATCCTACGGAGTCAAGGTATCTAGTGGCTATCTAAAGACAGGCTTTGTAAGATATAACACCTTAGAAGGTAAACTCTTTAAGTTACTTACGCCTAGAATCGATACTACCGATGGCGGTATAAACATCTTCTCTATTGGCTATGACAATACCGAATATAGCATTGGTTCATTTGCTGAAGATTCTGTAGTCAGTGAGATTGGCGTTCAGTATCCAGTTGGAGCGCAGGAATATCTAGGCTTCAAGTTTGTACTTACTCGCTCTACTGGCGATACCACCAAGGGACCACTATTCACTGGCTATCAGTTGAAGGCCCTGCCTGCTGTACCTCGCCAGAGATTGATTCAATACCCACTATTCTGCTTTGACCACGAGACCGATAAGTTCGGTGTTGATTCAGGCTATGAGGGTTCTGCTTGGGATCGTATGAGCCAACTAGAAGCTACAGAGAATGCTGGCGATACCATCAGAGTCCAAGACTTTAGAACCGGTGAGTCCTATATCGGGCTTATCGAAGAGTTAGATTTTGTAAATAGAACACCAACAGATAAGCGATTCTCCGGCTTTGGTGGAATCCTTATTGCAACTATCAGATTAGTCTAGGAGCCTTCAATGACCCCTACCGAATGGGCAGGCCTTGCCGTAGCCGCAGTAACCCTTGTAACAGCCTTTCTAGGCTTTATACGGTGGCTTGTAAAGCATTACCTAGTAGAACTAAAACCCAATGGCGGGTCATCGCTTAAAGACAAAGTAAACGTTTTAGAAGAGAAGGTGGATTTACTCACCGAGTTAGTTAAGGAAGCAATTAGGAGATGAATGAAGAAGTTAGTGAAGGTAGCAACACCTGCTGCTATTGCTGTACTACGACAGGCGACAGCATTGTGGCCCAAGCGCAAGAGACTGTCCGACGGATTATTGCCTTCATCGGCACATATCAAACAGAACCCCAACAGCGACCACAACACCGGTCTTGCTGTTGATTTGACACACGACCCACATAATGGGGTCGATTGCTCAGATATCTATGAGCGCCTAAAGGAAGATAAGCGGGTTTCCTATTTGATATTCAACGGGCATATCTGGTCCAAAGAGCGTGGCAATAGGGTTTATACCGGTCCTAACAAGCACGTCAAACATCTACACATTTCCATCAAAGCTGAGTCAGCAAAGGATACGAGTCCTTGGTTTGGCTGGATGGAAAAGCCTAAGCTGAAGAATCGCATCACAGCGCAACTTCAGAAGAAGGCGAAGAAGAAAGAAGCAACCAGTCCGAAGGAGGACTAATGAAGGAACAACTAAAGCAAGCATCGCTATCCTGGTTCCGGGCTGCAGCATCTGCTGCAATCGCTCTATACCTTGCTGGTGAGACTGATCTGAAGGTACTAGGAACAGCAGCACTTGCTGGTTTCCTTGGTCCAGTCCTGAAGTGGCTAGACCCAAGCGCACCAGAGTTTGGTCGCGGCAAGAAGAAGTAGTTTAGAGAACGCTGCGAGGAAAGGCCCTGTGGAGAAATCTGCAGGGCCTCATTTTTGTTGCCTAAATTTGGTGCTAAATTTGGTTCTCTGTTTTATCTACGGGACAAGGCGCCTTTAAAAGGTTGCCACAGTTAGCGCATTGAACATCAAGGGCATACCAGCAGATTTCATAGTCCTCGAATTGGACATAAGTATTAAAGACTGTACAACCACAGGTACAGGCGTGAGTAGGTCCAACAGCTCTTAGGTCTGCTGCTATAATCGGCGGTAGTTTATATTTTCGCAGCCTTGGTAGACGGAACATTGCTCAGGACGGCTCCCTCCTGTGGTCGGTCGCCTCGGCGCTTTCAGCGCCGCCTCGGTTACCGTATCTGTAATTCGCCTTCGGCTCATATTGTAATAACCGATGGGAGTGTCGCTGGCGCGACACGCCGTAGAAAGGTATAAAGTTTTCTCTGTGACCACACTTATCGGTATTGAGCTAGAGGACCGCTGCATATTAGCGGCAGATAGTCAGATAACCGAGGATAATCTACGGACTATATCTACAACTACTCCGAAGATTATCTCCGTTGGCAAATACCTGCTGGGTATAACAGGCGATTCGCGCCCTGGCGATATCCTTTCGTATAACTGGACTCCGCCGAGTTACAAAGGTGCAGACCCGGTGCAATGGATGGGTAAGAAAGTTATGCCGTCAATAATCACGGCGTTCAAAGAGAATGGATACGATCCTTATGAAGCTACGAAAGACAAAGACGCAGGGTTCGACTACCTTGTTGCGTTTAATGGCAACCTATTCCACATTGCGGT